GTGATCTGGTATTTGTATTTCTAGCTGATGATCCTATGTATGCCATATTTTTTAGATACCCAATCTTGTTTTATTGTCTTTATAAAATTCTCTATGAATTAAGTACATTTCTTGTAAAAAATTATATAAATGATTTACATTTTGCTAAAAAATGTTTTATTGTGTTTAGAATATTTATTTTTTGTTTACCCTAAAAAAACACCGTGTAAATAAGATTGTGCTTCTATACTTGAAGTATTCGGATTATATACGTAAAAATCAATATAATCACCGGCACTTAAAATTAATTGGTAAATCATTGTTCCTGCAGTGAAGGCTGAATATCCAGTTGTATTCAATCCAATTAAACCATGTGTTGTAGAAGAAAGTTGAGTACCATTTAAATATACTAGCCAGTGAATATAAGATAAATTGTCATTTTTTCTATACATACCACCAAATAAATATAATCCATTCATTGGTGCTGTAAATCGGTATGTACTTGTATCATACATATTTCCTACATTATAAAGAGCATAATTTGCTTTAAAAATCTCATTAGAACCACCGGGTGTATATGCGGCACTTGGTGTAACAAAAAAACAAGGTCTAGTGGGATTCACAACATAACCATGTTCCGTAATTCCCCACAACTTTGTATTACCGCTATAGATTGCTAACTGATCACTTGTCGGATTATTTTCTGAAGAATTTGTAGTACCGATTATTGGAGAATTCTCTGCTCTAATTTCAAAATTATGATTTGGTCCATAAAAAAATTGTGAATCAATTCCACTTTTTCTCTGAATCATTACATTACCATTCATTTTAAAATAAGAATCAGCCATAGTTATCCTGTTACGTTTAAAACACCATTTGCTGAAATAAATGTATTTCCAGTCACATCTAATTCCGAAATAACATTTAATATACCATTTACTGTTACATTAGGTAAAACAATAGGTCCGTTTAAGAGAGTACTGTAGCCAGTTTCAACTTCTAAATCTTGATCATATAATATTTTATTTGTTTGTAATATTGGATTTTTGTATGACATATTTTTTATCTTTCTGGCCAAGAATTAAATACTAAATTTCCACTTTCATCTATCGTAGGAGCATCTATGTTACCCAATTCTATTTCTTGAGGAATATTTCTGAGTGCTATTCTATAATTGATTAAATCAGTATTGTCAATTCCCATTTCTGTATTTCTTTGAACTTCCCAATCCGTTTCAGAAATTTTTTGATTTCTTAAAATACGTAAAAGTTTTAAAGGGTGTGCTGATTCTAATTCTTGAAGTTTACTATTTATTTCATCTAATGTTGGTTTTGATATGTTGATAGATAACCATCTCAAAGAAGAATAATCGTCCGCATTGATTGTGAATTCGCAATTGGGATGTAAACTAACTAATGCATCTGCTATAAAATAATTTTTCATCCAGCAATCTCCATAACTGTCATAGAAGAAGGATTTGTTCCTGCCCATGCAGTATCACCATCACTGTATTGATATCCTATTCTAATATAATAACCAGAACTAGACGGACAAGCACACTGCATTTTATATGTAACAGAATTTGTTGTGCTAGGACTGTCTAAAAATTGACCGTTATCTGAATGAGTATCGTAAGTTGTATTATAGGCAGTTGTTGTATAATGATGGTGTGTTGATCTTGTTCTGTTGCCTAACTGATTTCCGACATAGGGAGTAGTTTCAAGAGAATCTAAAAGTCTTGCTAATCTTAAATCAAAATGCGCATACCCTGATGTTGCGATACTCCACATCACTAAAATTTTACTAGTATTAAAAGTAGGTGTTATTGAAACGGATAATCCAGTTATGTCTTGAAAAGTCGTAGATTGAGAATTAAAATAATCAGTTTTAACAGTTTGCTTTACCTGTATAATATGTCCAGCAGGAAAAACTGCATTATTAAAATTAACATTAGATCCTATGATGGGTTCATTTGAACCTGTTTGTGTTACAACGGTTTTATCGTTTATTTTTAATTCAGCCATTTGGTTTTTCCGGCCATGTAATGTTGATTAATTCACCATACTCGTTTATTTCTGGTGTTGCTGTTGTTGGTAAGTCTCTCAGTGCTTGTCTGTAAGTTTTCCAGGCATCGGTCATTACAACATCTGAATTTGCCATCCAATCGGTTTCTTGTAATAATCTATTGCGTTCTAGTCTCAATAATCGCATCGGTTCTGCATCTTTTAATTCTTTGTATTTGTTCTCTACATCTTGATAGGTAAATCCAAATAATGATTCGTCTTGTGTGAATTCATCATTTACTTTTTTAAAAAAATGAATTTTAAATTCATCTAGAGAAGTACAAGATGCCGTAATTCTCCACTCAATAATATTAAGTGCATCTAAAGCATCTTCATATTTTATATGACTAGGTATTTTTTGCATATTTTAATAATAAAAAATTGTTAATGTTTTTCTTGAACCCGATTTTGTTTTTACTGGTTTGACTTCATGCTCATATTCACCATTAAAAACAACACCATCATTATTTTGATGTTTAAATATTTCATCAACTACCCTCAACTCACCACCATCAAAATTGTCATTTTGATTTCTATAAAAATATACTAAAGTTTTTACACTGTCATCTTTATGACTTTTATAGAAATCATTGTTTTCATATTCTCCGTATAGAACAGAATAATTATCAGTAACTTTTAATTTTTGACACAAATTTGAAATTGATGGTGTTATCATTCTACACATTTCTTTATCAATGAACCAACTTTTACCAGACTTTTTATCTTTATCGGAACCGTTATGTTCTTCTCTGTTAGCCAATGAATTTGCCAAAGCAAAATCTTTTTGTATTTGTTCAAACTCATGTTCGTTTAATACTTGAGATTTATATTCAATCATACTGCAATTTCTTGTAATAATAATTTTGCCATTGTTGAATGAGATTGTGTACCACCTCCTCTCCACCCATCACCATTCCTATAAATTGTCATTGCATCCTCACACCAAATTAATACTGTATATGTTATTGTATTCAAATCATTATTAGGTAATGTATCTAAAAATTGAAATGATACTGGAGTCATCCCATATATACCACCACCTCCCGCTTGCATATAACCTGTATCAGTACCTGGCGTCCAAATGTTTTGGTATGCTCTACTTGTACCAGCGGTAGAACCCTCTCCATTTCCTATAAGAGTATTAACTGAATTGTGTCCTCTTTGCAATCTGACTGCGTTATCAGCATTAGTATTTTTTCCATAGTGACCAGAAAATGTTACTAAAATTTTACTATTGTTTTGTTTTCTTGTAATAGATTTCGATATCCATTCTAATGTTGAATTGGAAGCAACACTTTGACCATCCCATGTAATGTCAGTTTCTTGAACAGTTTGAATTACATGCCCAGCAGAAAAATTGGCAGTCGCCAATACCTGATTTATATTCACATTGTTATTTATGACGGGTTCATCATTTCCTGTTTGTGTGAATAATGTTTTATTTCCCATTTTAATTACAGCCATTAGGTCATCTCCAAAATACTTAATGCAAAATCTAAAGATGTATTTGAATCACACTTTGCTTTTATAATGTCTGTAGTTTGTAAAACCAATTTTTGTCCTTGAAAAACTTCTAATGATGAATTTTGAGGAATAGCAACTTCATTCATCAAGGCAACCGTTTCATTAGTTTCTGAATCAATTGTATCTGTTTCCAAATAAACAGTAGCTTTAATTGTAGCAGTTGATTTATTACTCAATATCATACCTAAAACAATTGATGTAGTTGATGCAGGTACCGTGTAAATATTCGTGTTTGCATTACTCGGTAAATCAGATTTAGTTTTTACTTTAAAAACGTTTGCCATTTATTATCCTAATGCTATAGAAAGCGCAATTATATCATCAAGTAGAGCAACTTGTGAATTATTGACTGTAATATTTCCATTTGATACCGCAATGCTACCATTGCTAACATTTATATTACCGATCATAGTCAATGTAGTTGGATTTGAAGTTGCATCTATTTTAAGATCATCAGATCCTCCAAGAGTGAGAGAACCTGTTTTATATTGTAAAGTATTTATAGATCCAGTAGATACAATAGAATTTCCTGAACTGCCGGATGTTCCAGCCGATCCAGAACTTGCATATGATAAACCAGATGTTCCTGAGGATCCTGATGTACCCGTTGATCCAGATGATCCAGCAGATCCATTTTCACTACTACCACCAAATGTTAGATGAGCATATCCAGTTTGCGGAGATGAGAAATAAACCTTGACCAAATCATTAGTTGTGAATTGTATTGCTTCAGTTTCAATTTTATTATAATTAAAATCGGTTACCAATACTTGTAGAGGTCTGGTATTAAATCCATGATGTAATGTCCAAACAGTCGATGGCGAGGAAACCGTTTTAACTGAAGCACTACCGTCACGACCAGATGATCCTGAAGTTCCAGCACTACCAGATGATCCTGAAGTTCCAGCAGATCCTGCACTACCAGATGAACCTGATGTTCCAGAACTTCCAGAGGATCCAGAACTTCCAGATGATCCTGATGTTCCAGATGATCCTGATGTTCCAGCACTACCAGCACTACCGGATGTTCCAGCACTACCGGATGTTCCAGCAGATCCAGAAGATCCAGAACTTGCATAAGTTAATCCAGAAGATCCTGAAGTTCCAGCACTACCTGCTGAACCAGCACTTCCAGCACTTCCAGATGATCCAGAACTTGCGTAAGTTAATCCGGAAGTTCCAGAAGATCCTGAACTTCCAGAAGAACCATTTTCACTACTACCGCCATAAGTTAAATGAGCATATCCAGTCTGCGGAGATGAGAAATAAACTTTAACTAGATTATTGGTAACAAATTGAACAGCTTCTGTTTCAATTTTATTGTAGTTAAAATCTGTTACTAGAACTTGTAGAGGCCTGGTATCGAATCCATGATGTAATGTCCAAACAGTAGATGGTGTAGAAACTGTTTTAATAGAAGAACTACCATCTCTACCGTCACGACCAGATGATCCTGAAGTTCCTGATGATGCTGTGATTCCAGATGATCCGGAAGATGATTGTCCAAAAGTTACAGCAACATATCCAGTTAAACTATAAGGAAATTCAACAGTTAGTGTGTTCTGATCGACAAAATTTAAATGATAATCTTGTAAAACTTCAAAATTACTATCTGTAACGATAGTATTTACAGGTCTTGACGACAAATTGTGATTAACTGTCCATAATGTTGATGCAACTGTTTGATTATGTACAAAACTTCCTCCATCTCTACCTGATGAACCTGAAGTTCCTGATGACCCAGTTCTTCCTGTTGAACCAGAAGTTCCGGATGACCCAGTTCTTCCTGTTGAACCAGAAGTTCCAGATGATCCAGAAGTTCCAGAACTACCTGATGACCCAGTTCTTCCTGTTGAACCAGAAGTTCCGGATGACCCAGTTCTTCCTGTTGAA